GAACATACGGAGAATACATATGTCTAATTTTGCTTCCCTCAAGAAGTCTTCGGACTCCCTCAATCGTCTCGCCAAAGAAATCGAAAAGATCAACACACCGGCCACAACCGAGCGTGAAGAAGATACTCGTTTCTGGAAGCTTGAACGCGATAAGTCAGGCAACGGTGCCGCTGTTATCCGTTTCCTCCCTCCTCCTGCCGTAGATGGTGATGATGCCCTTCCTTGGGTTCGTTTCTTCGACCACGGCTTCAAGGGCCCAACTGGTAAGTGGTATATCGAAAACTCGTTGACCACTCTCAATCAGAAGGATCCTGTTTCTGAATATAACAGCGAACTCTGGGGCGACTCGTCAATCAAGGATGATTCCTATCGCCGTACCGAGCGTAAGCAGGCCCGTGATCAGAAGCGCCGTCTGCACTATGTCTCTAACATTCTGGTTGTTTCTGACCCGAAGCATCCTGAGAATGAAGGCAAGGTCTTCCTGTTCAAGTATGGTAAGAAGATTTTCGACAAGATTACTCTTGCTATGAATCCTGAATTTGAAGGTGATAAGCCTGTCAATCCGTTTGACATGTGGAAGGGTGCGAACTTCAAGCTTCGTATCCGCACCGTTGACGGTTATCCTAACTATGATCAGTCTGTGTGGGATAATACTTCACCGATTGAAGGCTCTGATGATGATCTTGAGGCTATTTGGAAGAAGGAATACTCTCTGAAGGAGTTTACCGATCCGAAGAACTTCAAGTCTTATGACCAGCTTAAGAAGCGTCTTGAAGAAGTTCTTGGTGTTTCAGCCGGTTCTTCCGCTAAGCCTGCCGCTAAGGCTTCGTCTTCTGTTGATGATGACGAAATCCCTTTTAAGGCCGCCGCACAGCGTAAGTCGGTAGAAGTTGCCGAAGAAGAAGATGAAGACCTTTCATACTTCAAGGCACTTGCAGACGATTAATCATTGCTTCGATCAATAATGGAGAAAGGCGGGACTTATCATCCCGCCTTTTTTTTATACTACTGGATGTCCGAAGCTTACATAATCGTTTGAAGGTGTGTAGTTAGACATTCTTGCTCTAGCATATGCCTTGCCGAGCGTTGCACCTTGCTCAGGATGAGAATCGTTGGAATACTCAGGCGTCACTTCTGGTTTAGATTGTGTTGCAGCCACTTGCTGTTGAATGATTTGGTTTTGCACAATTGGTGCCGCCTGTGGCTGTTGCATCTGATATGGTTGCTGACCAAGTTCTGCGGCATTTACTTTATTCATAGGAATAACAGCTTCACCACCCGTTCCCTTTTCACCAAGCTTTGTGATTTCACCTGTTCTATCATTGACAGCGGTGTGAGGTTCACTAATAATACCGCCTGATGCCATGGCCGATGTTGGAACGGCAGTTGCTGTTGGTTGTTCTACAGAAGCCAGTGATTGTGCGGTTTGTGTTTGAACAGGCTGAGCATTTGACTTTTGATTATTATCTACAGTAACAGTTTGCGGTGCTGTATTGGCAGGTGCAGTAGAAGGTGGTTTACCACCACTATCTGCTAATGCAAGCAAGTTATCAGCATCGGTTCTTGTTTGTTGGCCTGCGCTGGTTTGTGCGGCAACCTGAGTTCCTGTTGCACTACCCGTAAGAGAAGCGAGTAACTGTGACTTATCGGCAGGTTTCATTTTATCTAATGAAGCCATATCAGATAAGAATCTCTGACCATCTGGTGTTGTTTCTAGAATTGCTCTTGTTGGATCGGTGCCTGCCGCAGTTCTTCTGTCATAACCCCAGAGTGCGGATTCTTTACCACTATCAAATTGAGTATGCATAGCCGAACCGCTTTGATTGGTTGGGAAACCAATTCTCAAATTCTGTCCTGAACCATCACCAGATAGAGATGCTGCCATCGCCATATCTCTTTTGAGTTCATATGGCAAATCTGTGCCAACATTAACTGGTGTTACTTTACCAGTTTTTGGATCTTTGATTGACGCACCCATATCAATAGCATAGTTTGCATCACGACCAGCGCCATGATTTTCTGAGTGATTGTCACCACCTGAAACTGGATTTGGTTCATAACCTTTCGCTCTTAGAACCTTTGCTTGAGCATCGGCAGCCAAAAGAGTGTCACGATTAAGTAGGCCTGTATCACGGTCTAGTAGCATGTTCATATTTGCCTTGAGTGCAGGATCAACCGAGTTCCAAATCGGATCGTCTTTACCAATTTTAGTTCCTGAACCTTGTCTTAGTCCTGCATAATGCTCTGTGCCAGTTCCAGTTGGAACAGCACCTTGTTCTGCGGCCTTCAAAGCTTCATTCTGACCTGATGTCATACCTTTGGTTTCAACGGCAGCCAATTGGCCTGAACCTTGTGTAGGTTTATCATTTACAGGTGTTGCGGTTGAGGTTGAGTTAGTTGCAACATTTGATGTATCAACGCTTGCAGTTGGAGCATTAACACCAAGTCTACCATGAATGCTTGCTAGTTTAGAGCCATAATCAGGATCGGACGCATAACCAGTTGTGCCTTGAATAGCAATAGCTTCTTCTACAGATTGTGCAGAGAATAATGCGGCATATCTTTTATTACCCTGAAGAAAGGCAATGTAATCGCCGGCCGAATCTTCAGGTGAGGCGTATGTTCTGAAGTTCTGATTCATGGTAACCATTCTACCATTAACGAACTCTTGAGTAGATGCTGATGTACCACCGCCTTGGTTTGCTTTAATACCAAAAGCATTGTTGCCAACCATGTGTTGACCATAGCCAGTTTCGAGTGATGTTTGTGTTGCACCTAGACGCGCAATAACTTCTGGATTAGGAACACCTCTATCAACGGCAGCCTTATACAGAGACTTATACATTCGATCATAATATGCCGAACTGTCTGTAGGCTTCTCTCTTTGACCTGCTAAGGTAACATTTCCTGAACCCATCTTGGCATCACCTTGACGACCAAGCTGATCACCATAACCTGCAAGTAAAGGATTAGATTCAATTCTACGGAATTCTGAAGGTGTTAAACCTGTCTTAGGAACGGGTGTGGCTGATGGCGGTGCACCTGGTGGTGCAGGTGTAGCACCTGATGCGGGACGAACTCCACCACCACTCGGAGAGTATCCTGATGTGGCTCCGCCACCCGCTGTGAACTGCGACTTCTGACCAGCATAGGCGTTCAAGTTGTCCTTGTAGTAAGTAGGAAACATTGAGGCCATTTGACCAGCAGTCAAGGAAGACCTAATCATATCTGCAAGGCCACTAGAACCCATTAGAGATTGTCTTGTTCCCATAGGAAGAGCGGCTATATCAGTATAGCTAAGATTGCCTCCTAGTTTCGAACCTTTTTTCTTGGCCATTTATCGTCTTCTTTGTGCTAGTTGCTGGTCTTTAATTCGCTCGTTCTCTTTCCTAATATGATCTTTCAATAGATCAATATACAGGAATCTTTCCCATGGTATCATGTTTTCTATATCGCTCAACGCATACTTGTGAAACTGCATCATATTAAAGTTTGTCTTATAATGGTTCTCAAGGTTATCATGGCCGAGCATTATAAAAAAAAAGAGTCAAAATCCTTATAGCCAATGTCGTGTTCAAAACCACAGCTTGCACACTTCTTAACAGCCTTGACCTCAAATGTAGGCATGTTCAGAACCCATTCTTCAAGCTTATCAAACTGTGCCTTTGTCAGACCTTCAATCCACTTATCAAAGTCTTCACGATTATAATCTTTCATGCTGTAAAGAGTATCTTTCTGGTAGATATATTCAGTTGATGCATAGATCAATCTCATGACACGATCAATATCAGACTCATTTGCAAATATAGTCTTGACATCAGAATATTTTGGATACTTCATTTTGACACCAGACATATTGCCGAAATCAATCTTATCACTCAATGTCTCGTCTTTGATAATAGATACATTTGCAATATCAAGAGCAACAGGGAAAATATGGTTACATTTTTCACCATTAGTTTCTGCATTACACTTAAATTGTAACTCTAGCGTTTCACCAATAGATTTGGCTCTCAGTGCAATAAACAGATAGTCAATATCAAAGAAAGGTAACTCGTCAATCTTCACATCATTATCAATAAGGCAATTATTAATAATCTGCTTGGTCACCTGAATAATTTCTTTGGTATCTTTAGACTGTGCTGCCATCAGCAACAGCTTTTCTTCTTTTACCAGAAACGGTCTTACTCTAATCTCTTTACCGTTTGATGGTAATTTCAATGTATAAATCGGCGCACTCATTTGTGGTAGCATTATCTAATCTCCATTATATTACCAACCAAACCAACTCTTGACTTCGTTTTTCATATCAACAAACAGGTCAACAACAGTTGACTGAGTTGTAATTCTTTTACCTGTAAATTCTGTATTAAATGTAGGAACAGTTGTTCCATCTCTAATGCTTTCTTTGCCTGCCACCAGATCATATGAAGGTGGTGATGCAGGATCAAGTTCTTCTCTACGCCAGCGAAGGTATGTAAAGCCGACTGTCAATCTATGGAAGTTATCATCTGCCCATGTAACAGGCTGTGGGTTAACCAGAACAGGCCATGCCTTCTCAAATGTAAACTTATACTGTGCATATGGTGCAGGGTTATCTTCGGATGTGCCTAGATCGGACATCTGATAAATTTCAATCGTTGTGCAATACTGATCACGATATGAGAAGTTATAAGTTGATGTGGGATTAATTGATTCGACCCATGTATCAAATAGTTGACGCTCAAGGAATTTGTCACGGCAAATGAAGGTCAAGTTGAGGTCTTCATAGGTCGACTGATATGGAGTCTTGAAACTTGGGCCATAATATCTGGCTTCAGTGGTCATAAAGCCGCGACCTGGAAATTCCGCCGATTCACAAAGATATGTGAGATCGCGCATGAAGCCACCCGAAGATGCCATGTAAGCACTTGGTAAAATACGAACAAGAAAACGCGCCGACTTAGCCAAGCCATTATACTTGGCCGCATTGGCATAGAAGTCGTTCATCGTTAGAAACTGGGCTTCTGGCGGATTCTTTATGTTGACGCTAGCCATTTGTTATTTTTTCCTTACAAACATTTCTACTGGCAATGCTATAGCTTTTTCCCACTCATCGGCTGTAACCTCAATAAACTGGCTACGAACATGAGAATATAGGTATCTCTTGATGCAAGGTTGAGCCAGCTTCATAGCTTTTGTGCCAGCTAGAAGGTCATAAGATAACCTCAGTCTGGTCTTCTCATTCATTTGTCTATTAC